CTATTGGTGTCATTGCAATTCTTTGACCCCAATTAAAAAATATAAAAACCGTAAGGTATAAAAGTATTAGTGATGGTATCATCCGAAGAAAGCCTCTAGTGTTGCCTCACGTTCTAACTTCCACCCTATCGAGTCAAGTATGAATCGTAAAGGATCAGTAAATGTTTTTTCAAATTGTGTATCATAATCTACATATTTGTGTAGATCAAATTCATATGGTATTTTTGTTGAAAAAGATATAACGGTATCTTTAACCGTGTTAGGTTGTCTTAACATTAAAAATTTAATCTTGTCACCATCTTTAATCAAAGGATATTTTCTTTGTAATTTATGTTTGTTTATGTGATGATTATAGATTAGAGAGCCTTTTACATGAATAGGTGTGCCTTTCTTATAGATTGAATTACTATCAACATATTTGTCAATGTTATTACAACTTCTAGGAAAGGCAACCTCCTCTGGCGAGAGTGTCTTAAATACTTCTTTAAAGTCATTTACAAACTTTATTAATGCGTCTTCGCTATCATTCATAATTACACGAATAGCGTCTTTAATTTTACCTCTACAAACTTCAGGTGTAGATGATTTAACTGCTTCAACACCCATAATTTTTAGTTTAGGTATATCAAATCTGATACCTTCTTCATCAAATACATTCATCATATATCGTTTTTTAGCAACCCATATACCTTTGTTAGCAATTGCTTCTCGTTTCATAATCATTTTTTGTTGATAAGCATTTACATAGTTAGCAAGATTTTGAAAACTATCATCAATTACTTTTTGTATTTTTTCTTCAGCGGCCTTGTTTATAAAATCTGTAATCTGTTGTGGTGTTTTATCTTTACAAACCTTTTCTACTAACTTGTCAAGTTTTAAATAGATAGAATCTGTATCAGACGCAACAACATAATTTACATTATCTGTATTTAAAATCTTATTCATAAATCTATTGACATCACGTTCTACCCAACGAATAGATAACTGACCACCTAGTGTGATTGCTTCTGCCTGTTTTACATCAAAGTATCTAAAGTATTGATTACCGATTGCGCCATAAGCAGAGTTTAGCGAAATCTTTTTTGCCATCTGTATATTGTGACATCTAGCAATCTCGTTTTTATAGATAGGATCTTTTGTCTTTTGATATTCTTTTTTTGCCTCTATAGACTTCTTCTTAAATACAACACGTTCGGTATACATCTTCTCCATAAGTTCAGGTAAGAAACCTTGTTTATCACGTCTAAACATAGCGCCGTTTGGTGCAATAGTAACATCACGTTCTTTTGCCCATTTAAGATTTAATTTTTCTTCTAAAAAGTTTTCTACGCCTACTGCTTTAGGTTCAACACCTACAAACATCTCTGGTGATATATTATACTGCATAATTAAATGCGGATATAGTGAGTTTAAATCAAACGAAACAATCCAGTTATGTAAACCTAGTTGTGGATCTTTTACATATGCACCTTCGTATTGTGAATCTTTTATCTGATCTTCTCTTGGTGGTATGATAATATCTTTTGCAAGTAAATGATTATAGATTAATGTATCCCAACATCTTACTTGTGAATAAACATCTGTATAATTTACTTTGTAGTCATATGCCATAGTCAAGCATAACTCAATCAGTTTCATTTTGTCTTCGAGTCTATCAACAAGTTCTACGTCTTGTATATTATACTCTACAAATCTTTGATAATCTTTTGTATAGAAATCTTTAAACGTTTCATATGGGTTGTCTAACTTTTGTTCGCCTAGTTCTACCTTGGCAATGTAATTTAGTTTATAAGACTCTTGCCTTACATAAGTAAATTTTTTATACAGATCAAAATAATCTAGTACAGATACGCCTAGTATATTCCAGTATTGTTGATTCTTTTGACCAAGTTGTATTCTATCTGCATTGACATAATTCCATGGCGACATTTTATTAATCGTATCATTATCAAACATAAATCTCATACGATTCATAATATATGGTAAATCAAAAAACTTTACATTCCAACCTGTCAATATATCAGGATGATTTTTACACCAGAATTTTAAAAACTCTAGCAACATATGTTTTTCGTTTTGACATTTTACATATGTTACGTTTACTTTTTTAGAAATAAAATCACCTGTACCCCATGTTAATATCTGTTTGTTACTATGATTTTTTATAGTAATACAGATAACTTTTTCTTTTGCAGTATCAGGATCAGGAAAGCCATCTTCACAAGTAGTTTCAATATCAAGTGTGAATATTTTTATGTAATCTTTATTCCATCTTATATCGCCTTTGTATTCATCAGCGATGAATTGATAGTTGTATCTATTCATACCAAAGATTTTATACTCTGGTATTGAGGCATACTCACTATAGAAGTGTTTTGCTTTTGATATAGAATCAAATCGTTTTTCTTTTAGATTAGTGCCGTCTAGTGTTTTGAATTTTGATTGTTCTTTTGTAGGAAGATATAATGTAGGACTATAATTGATACGACTCAAATAAGATTGCCCATTATTGACACCTCTTATAAGAAGCTTACCTTTATACTCTACAACGTTTGTGTAAAAACTACTCGCCAAATTCATATTCTATTATAACATTAAAAGACAAAAATGTCAATTACGTGATGATTTTACTTTTAGGTGTGACTATCTGACCTGTATTTTGTTGATATGCACCAATCATATTATTATCTGGTGTTGTTTCCGTAATTATATTTGCCGCTTTAATGTGTATAACTTCGTCTTTTGTGTATGGTATGTAAGGATGAAATCCTATTTGCATAGGTTTACCAGGTTGTCCTTGCATTGGTATCAGTACAAAAGGTTTCTTTATTGCTACAGAACCAGCAATGTCTGACTCTTGTGGTGTACCAATCACGTCCTCACCAGACGTGAGTCTATATAATCTAATTTCACTATACCTACTATTCATAATATACTCCTATTCAGTTTTGTTTTCTTCAGTTGATTGTTTTTTTCCGATATTGTATTTTGCTTGCAAATTCCATTCGTTCTTTTCTTTGAAAGCAATAATTTTTATTTGTGATAAAGGTGCTTTGTTTTCAGCAGCCTCTGGTTTAACTATAGACAATAAGTTCCAGTCTTGTAATAAAACTGATATTGTGTTACGTCTTTGTACATCATTCTCAACTAGTGTTGCTTTTTTACCATCTAAAGCAAAAAGTTCTTTGAAATGTACTATGTAATATTTACCTTGTTTGTGTAATATGTGACACGATTGAAATAGTGTTTTGTCTTTACGACTTGCAACACCTATTCTGGATAAAGTCTCCCTTATCTTTAAAAAATCATCTGGCTGTTTAAGTGTAACCTCTAACATCTGCTCAGGTGACCAGTTAAAACTTTCTTCACTCATCTTTTTCTCCCACCCTTATCAAGTTTTTCTTTGATAAGATTCAATTGTTTTTTATCTAGTATGTCAAGGGCTACCTTTGCTTTTGAATTGCTATAACCATAATATTCTTTTACATACTCTAAATTTTTAGATTTAGCAGTTGTCGTCCACTTGCCACCAAATCTTTTTCTCTTACGAATACTATTTAGTAGAAAGTGAAACTGGAGACGTTTAGTGAGGCTGTGTCGTATATTCATCTCGTTTGCCATCATTATAGCGTCAACGTGCTGTGATAAACAACGATTTATTACGTATGGTGGGTACTTCTTTTCCCAAGTGAGATCATCTCCGTCTAGCAAATTAACTTTTGTCCAGTTAAGTGCATTTAGATAATCAGATAATTTGTATTCTATCATAATATAATTTCTGGTGCCGCTTCACGGATTTGAACCGCGGACCTACTGATTACAAATCAGTTGCTCTACCAGCTGAGCTAAAGCGGCCCTTGTTAAAATCTGAAAAGCGTATTACTTTTCAAGTGTCTTTTTTCATGTTTCTTGTGACCTTTGTGACTTCCCATGTAGTAGTCGCCTGGTTCATAATCCCAAACTTTACCATGATGGCCTCTTACGTCTGCCCAAAACATTCTAAATTTCACTATCAATTTTCTTAATAATGTTTTTCTTGCCATTTCTTCCTCTATTTAAATTTACATTCGGCCATGATCTGTGTCAAGCACGCAACCATATTTATCTCATGGTCAGCCACAAACGCTGATTTATATTGGTAATCGGCGATTGTTAGTACGGCTGCAGGAATAGATTGAGGTTGTAAATGTTTATAGAGTATATCAT